TCTGTAGTGGCTTCAGCGCCAAATCCAGTTTCAAATTTATTTAATGCACTGGCCGCTCGCTGGAGGCTTGGCAGTGTTCTGCGCCCTTGTACCGCTCTGTCTCGAATGGTGTCGTACTCTTTAACGCGACTCTTGGCCTTTTCAATCTCTTCAGCCGTATCGCCTTTGCCAAGATTCGTAATCTGTTGCGGCCTATTTGGAGACTCCGTAACAGTACGAATACTACCCGGCACGGTTTCAGCCTTGCCCGGATATAGGCTCGGCATTGAAATAACTTCTTTAGTGGCACCCAAATCCATGGTGACAAAGTTTCTTGCCATGGCCTTTTCCAAGCCAAGTGCAGATTGGGCAATTAACTGATCCAATCCTCCGGGTTGTTGCAGCGCAGCCTGAATCCTTGCATCGGCTTGGCTTTTATCAAGACCAATGCGCTTAAAATATCGTTGCAGCACTGGGTTTGTATGCTGCATCTCATGCCACTGAACATAAGCATTCGCTTTTTGGTCAGGCGGCAATGCGCTGATGCCCTCAAGCATCCTTCTGGACAAATCCATTTCTGCGCCAACTAACGTATTTTCTTCTTTTTGCCCAGTGGTCATCGCATTTTGAACTTCTTGCAACTCTTTGGCCTTTTTAAAAAGGCCTGCTTGCATTAACACATCTGGGGTCAACGCAACGCCACCCGGCTGCCGTGACGCAGAAACCAGTTGGTTAAATCCTTGCGCCTCACGAGCAGCCAATTCATTAGCAGCAATCTCAGACTGAGCCTGCTTCATAGCCAGCGCATTACGGGCAAACGTCATCGGGTTTTCAATCTGAATACCCGGCAGTTGAGCAGTTACGATCTGTGGGTTAATAGGCATACATCACCCCTGACCCGTTTGCGGATATGCGCGGTTCAACCAGTTCAAACCTTGGTTGTAATTCACATATTGGCCGATAGCGTTTTGCAGCGCACTGCCCATGCCAAGATAGCCAGATGCTCTTGCGGCGCCGCCAGCAGTTAGCAAGTTGCCAACATTTTCGCCGTATTGACCCGCTTGATTTGAAACTTGCTGAGTCGCAGTTTGACCGGCGCCATACAAACTACCGAGGGCGCCGAGGCGTGTGCCTAATTGGGATTGAGCGCGGTTAAACGCGTTCGTGTATTCCTGCGAGGCCAAGTCCTGACCGAAACGCTGTGCGCCTTTAAGCATGGAACCAGACAACAAACCACCGCGAGCAGCAGCAGATCGCTCTAACGCCTTCTGACCTTCCGACAAGCGGAATGCGTAGCCGGGGTCCATTTGCAGGTCTTCCGGTCGATAGCCGCGAGTCAGCATCCCGTAATCAGCAGCCGTTTCATCACCGCCAATTCCCAGCAAGCGCATTAGTTCGTTTTGCGAAGTAATGCCTGCTTTGCGGAACGGCTCGGCTAGTTCTTTTTGTTCAAGGAAAATTTCCTTTTGCACTTCGGCAGCGCGGTCTGATGCTCGTTCTTGAGCCTTACCGGCTTGACGTGAAGAATACGCGCCAACGGCTGCGCTAGTGGCAATGGCTGCGGCGATCCAAGTCATGGCAATGCCTCATTAGGTTTCTCAATCTGAGGTTTCTTCAGATTGTTGTGTGCGTCAAACAATGCTGCCTCTTCCGGCTCAATTAACTCAGCCTCAATATCATCTAGGTCGGTTTTATCCGTCTGGTGGACGGTTATACCAACAGCGTCAGTTAAGGCCAACGTAACACGTTTTGTTCCCGGTTTTGATTCTACAACGTCCCCGGCCCTGAGCAATCTCATACCAGTCTCAGTCCAAGCAATTATTTCCCCGGCAGCGCAGAGGAAAAAATGGTCTTTCTTGTGGACCTTTCCCACAATCAGCGTCCCGGCAGGCCGAAACACTTTGCGGCAGTACATGCCGCTAGAAAAGTAATGCTCCGTAGCCAATTCGGCTTGGGGCAACTTGATGGCTTCGTCCTGAAGCCGCTCAATTTGCTCCCGAGTAGGGATCTGAATTGGCAAATCTAGTTCGGTCACGACACTTCCCGACCAGAGGATCGGATGTTGATAGCCGAGGCAGTCCCGGCAATTGTGGAGATAAACCCACCCGGTTGCAGCACATGGCCGACCAACTCGGGGAACGTATACGTCTCCGAGGGCAGCAGCGTCTTGGCCTTAATAATCAAGTTCTGGTTGCCCGACGAGTCAAACTGCGTCACGAGGTTAACCGACAGGGTAGCCGCCGACGCGCTGTAGTTCGTGGCCGTGAACTTGTCGATGATGGCCGATACGTTCGTAGCCGTGTATTGGGTTGTCTGCGTGTTCTCGGCAATCTTGGCCGGGATCAGGACTTTAATGTTAACTGCCATGTGTCACCTAAAAGGTAAATACAAGTCGCACGCGACCGTTGGAACCAGCCAAGCCCGGATCGCCGCCCTCTACCGGGTCGCCACCGTTACCGCCAGCACCAGCCGTAAGGCTGTTATCGCCGACAATGCCTGCGGCGCCGGTTTGGGTAAAGGCCGCTCCGCCGTTGCCATTCACTGACGGCGGCACCGTACCGCCCGTCTGCGTGCCTCCAGCGCCTTGCTGGCTGCCAAATATGCCAATACCGCCGTAGCCGCCGAAACCACCCGTAGCAATCATTTCGTCTAGCGCGTAGGTTCCAGCGTAGACGACAGATTGGGTGCCAGCGCCGCCCACAGCGTCGCCTACAGTGCCGCCTCTACCGGCAGCACCGACAGTGTACAGAATAGTTTTAAGGGCATCTGGCGCGGTTAACACAATGACTCGTTTAGCGTAGGCACCGCCGCCACCACCGCCACCGGGGTTCTCTTGCGGCTCGTACAAGAACTCGCCAAATATCTGGGTGACAGTGCCGTAGCCACCGCCACCGCCCGCACCCCATACCTCGATGGTGACGCCCGTGGCTCCCGTGGGAATCGTGACGCTACCCGACCCAGACGAGAAGTCGAATACACCGGCACCGGCTCCCCCCGTCGTGCCTGCAATCGCCGCTGCTAAGGTAGCGCCGCCCATTAGGTCAATCCCGCTCCGCTGATCAACCAAGACGTGCTGCCAATCTTGACGCAGGTAGCCAGACCGTTACGAGCCAACGTGCGCGTGCCAGTCGTGGTGCTGTTCGCCAGAGTCAGCGTGTCGGTCGTAATGGAAATAGACAACGCCGACGAATTAAGGTTGACCACAATGATGACCGTGCCTACGGGGAACGCGACGGTGCCGTTAGCCGGAATAGTCAGCGTCAGGCTGGTGCCGTTCATCAGAATCGACTTACCGCGATCCGCCAGCACTAACTGGTAGTTAGCGGTCTTGGATACGGGCGGGGCTTCTCGATACCCGACCGCATAGTTGGCGCTAACCGTATCGTTGTCCGGGATCAGCGGCGTACCAGTGAACGTGGGCGAGGCAATCGGCGCATATGTCGTTGCCGCAGCCGTCGTTGTTAGGGCGTTAGTAATGCCATAGCCAGCCACCGTCGTCGGGGTGCCGGTAATTGTGGACCATGCGACAGTCTCCGTGGAGATGTCGTTAATGCCAGCAATATCGTCGTACTCACCGATTTGCACGTCGGTTGAGTCGGCCAAGACAAAGCGATACTTGATGCCTTCCGACAACCACATGTCTTCGGGCAGCCGTCCGCCAGAATCCAAAATGATTGGATTAGGGTTGGCGCTTGTGCCAACCACAGACGTGTAAGTGTTCTGTGGGGTCGTCGTGCCAGCGGCGTAGGTATAGATCTTTCCGCCCGACAGGACTTCGCCGTCGTCGGTAAAGAACTGCGCTCCGGCCCCTGCAAAGGCTGAAAGGTAAACGGTCATACGTACACCTGCATAACGGTCAAAATGATTGAAGGAATGGCTGGGACGGGCGCGGCAGCAGCAAACGTCTGCAACTGCACATCTAGCGCATCCACGGAAAAGTACAACTGAAAGTAGTCGCCGTTTGATAACGGCAAGAAAAAGTTAGCGGCAGAGAAGATTTCGGCGTTGTTGCCTTGAATCTGAATTAGTGACGCAGAGTTGGCTACGGCAGTGCCGTTGATGGCGGGCCAAATATAAAGCCGACCAGTACCGCCCGAAGTTTTATCCACTTGAATAGAAAACTGGACGTTGTAAATAGCAGGTCGAGTAACTTTGATCTTGCTGCTATCGGCTGGGTCACGGTAAACGCCATACGCCGGATCAGCATTGTTGTACGTAATAGCGTAGGCCGTGTTGATGACCGTTGCCGCTTGAGTCTGCGTTGAGAAGAACGAACCGTAGTTGATAAGACCCGGCTCAAATCGAGGCGGGCCTTTTTGCAAATCGTCTATCTGCCCCTTCACAACTGCCATCTCGTCCTCGACGTTAGCCGCCAACGACGGTGCCAACTCAAGGTCAGCAATGGTAGTCTGAGTAGTGCCGCCACCCGTTAACTGGAACTGGTTATTAAGGAATCGAAACCACTCACGCGAAATCTGGCCGGTGCGCTCGTCAATAAACGGCACACGCGGGGCAGGAATTTGCGTGATGTTCTGTGTCACGACGCCGTACCGCTAATCTGCAATTCAGCGCCCATAATGGCGACCTTGACCGGATCGGTGCCGCTAATCTCATACACGCGGTCACGCAGTTTGGTCGTCATGCCAAGGCGACGGAAGATAGCGCGAGTGCCATATTGACCGACGCGACCCATAGAGACGGTGCGTTCGCCATTCCAAGTGTGGCCGCCGTCATCAGACCATCGCAGCATCAACTGCGGATCGGCACCCACAACCGGATTGCTTTCGATAATCAGGCTCAAGCCGGGGTCTTCGGTAACGGCCAGCAGATAGTCAAACGACTCTGTTTCAATGTCTTCGGGAACTTCTGTTCCCAAGTCACCCGTCACTACCGGCGTTCCACCCGTTTCGGTATTGATGATGATTTGTGTTTCAGTCGTAATTTCGGTGGGCGGGTCAAACGCGCTAACACCGGGCAAGCCAACGCCCGTCTCGCAATCAATCTGAAGCGTGTGGTGGGCAGTACGAGTTAAGTTGTTGGCGCTAGTCGGCAGCGCACGCCATGACCGCAGCCACTTCTGCGTAACGCCTGCGTCCGCGTACACGTCTAGATCAAACGCATACAAGCGTCCGTTCTGGTAATCACCCACAATCGGGTCGCCGTTAAACCGCGCATGGCAGTTACCACGGTGACGCTTGAAGTCGCCGTTACGGAATCCAGCACGCTCGTGCCAAGCGCCCGTAGCCGCATCAAACACCCACGTCGTATCAGCGTTGGTAAAGTTCAGCACATAGAACGTGTGACCGTCCTGCTGATACGTGTAACCAACTGCATCGGATAAATCGCCGTAGCCCTGAATGGCAAACTCAACAGCATGGGTAGATACCCGCACGCCTTGGTAGCCATTCGCTCGATACACAATGCCCTGACCCCGAGCGTCTGCACCGAGCCAGAAGACGGAATTATCCATTTTGGCTACCGAGTACGGCGCAATGCAGCCGATCTCGTTATAAGCGCCTTGGATGCGGGTGAGCGGAAAATCGGCGTCGCCGGAGTTGTACCAGACCTCCACGGAGTTCGTGCCAAATAGCCACGCCTCTCGATGGTCAATGATTAGGGAGACAAGCCCGTCTGGTGAACCCTCAGCGCTTGCAAAATCCAAGGGGTCAATAGACAAGCCATCCAATAGGCTTGTGACCCAGACG